AGACACGATTCTCTCTCCCTGATAAACAAGATATTGACTATCTTCCTTAATCGTCATACCAGGGGCAAACGAAGTCACCTCCTCAACACACCCTGGTGAATTTGAAGTATCCTCTGCTGAAGCGAGAGCTTCACCGGGAGCAACTTCAGCTTGTTGAGCATGATAAGACATTAATGAAAGATTCTTAGTAGTTGGCACCGCAACAGCGAAATCTTCGCCAGCAGCAACCCACACTTGAATCTTAACATCAGCAGCAGTAGTAGAAGGCGTTGCAAGTTCATTTACAACGTAAACAGAAATAGATCCGTTATCATATTCTCCTCCAACTGTTACTGGATTAACATCATCATAACCCGGATTGGTCGCAATATTGGACGTACCAGCATTGAGACCCCAAGCTCTAATATCTGCCCATTTGACTTCATATTCAAAATCCCTATTCTCAGAAATATCCACAACTGTAGAATACGTCTGATTGAAAGGAATTGCTCCTGCTGGACTAGTAGCTGGATTATATACAATTCTGATACGTCCCCTATGATACTCGGAACAGACAACATTAAACCTAAATTTAATAGTTCCCTGCCAAGCCTCAAAAGGTGCTGAACCAAAAGCTAGTGCAGTAGGGTGAATTTCAGTCACCGGAGCAGAAGTCAAAGTCTGACCATAATTAGGCCAAACAATCATAGATGACAACATTGTGTCAGTGGTAGCCGTCTCTGGCCAATCAAATTGGCGCCAGAACGACCATCGTTGACAAATTGAATTTACAGTCAATTCATCTTCTCCTCCCAAGCCCATAACTCGCGTATCGATTGATAGCTCATTTTTGGAATCGAGTGATAGCTTAACCAATGCCTCAGGGGCATCACTATTAGCCAAATTTCCTGCTGGTCTTGGTACAAAAGGCTTGACATCATCCAAGACTGCAGGACGGGAGTATCCAAACAGCTTAGCAATGTCACCCACTCTCGTGGAAACCAGTGATGTAGCCTTGGCGTAAGGTGCAATGACTGGAATCATAGAAAGGGCATCTGCTGCCTTAGCAATTGCAGAAGCTGGCTTACTAATCAAACCATCCTTTACAAACTCGTCAGTACTAGAAGTATTAGAACCCTTCATTGGAGCCTTCTTCTTCTTAGTATTGGCCTGTGGACTATAAGGTTTGGGAAAGCCAAATTCATCTAATTCTGAATCATCAATATATCCTTGCTTGACATACATTTTAGGTGCATTACCAAGCATAGTATCAGGATCATCTAGTGGTTCTGGCTTAGCCAAAGACGACGTTGGAGCATTAAGATCCAACACACTAATTGGAGGAGCAATATCCGCCTGAGCAGCAGAAGTGGTAGGAACTGATAATGTGAGATTTTCTGCCCAACAGAAAATTGTGACAGTAATAGGATCAGTTCCACCATTTGCATGTTGAAGCACATCAAAATCATGGATATCAACTTCTCCCATGTAATCAGCCCATCCTGCCTTGGTAATATCCAAGTAATTTTCTGGCCAAATAAATGGTAAAAGCATCTCTCCACCCTGTGATGACGTAGGGTCAAGTAGCAAATGAGGTTTTTGCGATGCTTGAATTAAATCTTGATCTACAAAAGCTCGATTAACTGTTACCTCATCATCCGTAACAAACGGATTGTAAGATAACAATGCACGACCATAGTAGAAACTATTACCATTTACTAAAACCTTCATACGAAGATTGCAACGCAAATTACGGTAACGATTGATCTTATCAAGGACATCAGCGTTGGCAAAGAACAACGCCCATGGATTGAACCTCGTAACCGACAACGCTGCTGCCGGAGTCCATTGGTATTCTTTGATTTTGATCGGCCTGCTGAGAAAGTCTCCCAGCTGAGCGTCAGTGAAGCCCGAAAGCTTGCTTGTTTCGTCTGGCGTTGCGACGATGTCGTATGACCAGGGGGTGTCTCCATCGACGAAGTTCGTCGTTTGAGCCACTGTCTCGTTTGAGACTTTGGAGATGTTGTAAGCTGCACCTCCTTCAGCATTATTATTATTATTATTAAGAGTAGTGAACCATTTAATTTTATTGGATCGGTTACGCTGTTCTACGTTCCGTCCTCAGTATGTTTCACTGGCGAGCTAAACCTCCCCTAAATAGGGGTACTCCATAGAGTGCTCTAAAACGTCAAAGCCTATATCTACATTCTAAACATACAAATAATATACAATACGGTATCCATATAACGAGTGCTATTTTAAACTTATTACCACGAATAGCTCCGGGGTTTGGAAATGAGTTTTACGTCATCCCAGGACGGTGCCGAAATCTTTACATGTACTTCTCCTTAAACATTTCAAGTCTCTTTTCATAAGAAACTGAAAGTTCTTGGCACATGTGAGAGATTCCTGCCTCCTTAGCTACTTGAGTCATTTGCTCACGGCGCAATTCATACATATCGCGTCCGTATTGCCACCACTCGCGTAGTGCACCGTCAATATTCATAGCACTTTGATCCTTTGCAGTAACTGCAGAGGACTTAAGCACTGAATGTAATGACTTAAAAATTGAACTTTCTTGTAGAACACCATGAATCAATCCTGTATCAGGATTGTATTTATTATGTCTTTTCAAGAAATCCGCATCCCTGTCGTGCATGTAGGGAGTTGGTGTTGACTCTTTGTCAGGCATAGTAAAAACCATATCTCTCTCTTTCAAGAAATCAGCATAAGAAATATGATTAAACCAATCAAATCCCTTTCGTACTGTTCCACTAACATCGTCTCCATAAACCATTACAGAGACTGCCTTACGAAATGGAATAGGGGCACCCAATTCTGCTGGCCACATCTTGAAATACGCCGATCTCATTAATAGAGAATTGGCGATACAATTAATGTAAACTGTCAAATTTTGACCAGAAGGGTTGGAGCCCGAATGAATAATGACATCACCATTATACGAAACACAAGAATAAGCAATCTCAGTTGCCACTCCCTGCATAATAGTGATATCACGGGGAGTATATGTACCACATTCTTCGGCAATGTTGCACATACACTTGAAAGCTGCCAAAATAACAGAGGCAGGCATACGTAAATCATATTTGCTGTAATCACCAGCAAAAACACGATCTTCACCAAATTTCAACATATGCCTAGCAAGTTGATCCCACTCAGGTCCCTGAGCATT